GCTCAGTCCCATAGCGCCAACAGAAGACACTGCGCCAGCCTTAAACGCGCTTTCTGCTTGCACCTGAGCCTTCCATAACCGCCAATCAACAAGCGGCATAATGTCAATCGAAAAGGAGATATAGATGACAACACAAGAACAAGCAGTGCTTGAGTTCATCAAGCAGAATCAGCCGGTAATGGTGAGCGATCCAAAGTTCACTCTGGCAATCGGCGTAACAAAGAATCGCCTTAGCACGATCGTCAGCAGCCTGAATAAGCAAGGCTTGCTGTCACACGAAAAAATCGTTACCGGACGCGGAATGGCAAAATCAATTCAATACAGATGGTCTGTCAATACCAACTAACAAGGGGATGGAAATGAGTAACGCAACAGAAAATCAATTAGTAGTAGTTCAGAAAGAAAACGCGCTTCAGTTGTTCACCACAGAAAAAGGTCTTGACCCGATTCTGACCGGTGTTCGAAAACTGATTGACGAATTCAAACCAGACGTATCAACAAAGAAAGGTCGTGACGCTATCGCATCAATCGCGCACAGCGTTGCCAAGTCAAAAACTTATCTGGACGGCATCGGCAAGGAGCTGGTCGATAAGCTGAAAGAACAGCCAAAACTGGTAGACGCTGAGCGCAAACGCATCCGTGACACTTTGGACGCATGGAAAGATGAAGTGCGCAAACCGCTGACCGATTGGGAAGAGGCAGAAAAATCTCGCGTTGATACACACAAGGCAAATATTGCTTCATTCTCTGAATTTCAGTTAATGGCTCAGGGTCGAGATTCTGCAAATGTTCAGTTGTTAATTGACTCTGCGCGATTGGTAATTGTTGACCAGTCATTTGAAGAATTCGAAGCCGAAGCTCATCGCGCAAAAGAGCAATGCCTGCTGCAGCTTGAGCAGTACCTGCAATCAGCTATCAAATACGAAGCCGAGCAGGCAGAACTTGAGCGTTTACGCAAAGAAGCCGCCGAGCGTGAACAGAAAGAGCGTGAAGAACGCATTGCCCGTGAAGCTGCTGAAAATGCACGACGCCAAGCAGAATTAGAAGCGCAGCGCCAGCGTGAAGCAGCTGAAAAAGCTGAACGTGATCGCCAGCTGGAAAGCGAGCGCCAGCAGATGCAGTTGAAGCTCCAAGCTGAACAAGCCGAGCACCAACGCATTGAGGCAGAACAACGCGCAGAATGGGAACGCCAACAATCTGAAATCCGCGCTAAGCAAGCAGCTGAAGCTGAGAGAATCCGTATCGAACAACAACAGGCAGCAGAGAAAGCAGAAGCTGATCGCCAAGCAGCAAACAAGCAGCATCGCGCATCAGTGAATCGTGAAATTCTGGCTGCGCTGGTCGGAGCAGGGTTTTCAGAATATCAAGCTAAGATGGTGATCACAATGGCCGCTAAAGGCGCTGCCGGTCGTTTGGTAATTCAGTATTAATTAGCGCCTTCGGGCGCTTTATCGAGGAACTTATGAATCAAATAATAACAGTAGAAAAAGAGCCGCAGCAAACCGGCTTAGTCAGCCAGCCAATGCGCCTTATTGAAATGGCAATCAGCAAAAACGCTGACATTGAGAAGCTGGAAAAGCTGATGGCACTGCAAGAGCAGTGGAATGCGCAAGAAGCTAAAAAGTCTTTCTTGGCTGCCATGTCATCGTTTCAACGTAACTGCCCTGACATTATGAAAGCCAAGCAAGGCCATAATTACCTGTACGCGCCACTGTCTGACATTGTTACGCAGATCCGCGATGTTCTGGCATCAAATGGCCTGAGCTATCGGTTTGAGCAAAACCACGACTCAGGAATCCAGGTTACTTGCGTTGTTAGCCATAATGACGGGCACAGTGAATCAACCACAATGAAAGCCAGCCCAGACACCTCTGGCAGCAAAAACGCCATTCAGGCTATTGGCAGCACGGTTCAGTACCTGATGCGCTATACGCTGATTGGAGCGCTTGGCATCACCACTGCCGATATTGATATGGATGGTCGCCTGCCACAGAAAAAAGATGAGCAAATCACGATTGAATCAGAAGCATGGCTAACTGACCACTACAACGCATTAGATGATGACAAAAAGCCAAAGATGCTGGCTTGGCTCAAAGTAAATGCAATCTGTGACTTAACCGAGCAACAAGCTCAAGCAGCGATTAAAGCGCTTAAGGCGAAGAAATGAATGAGTTAATTAAAACAGCTGAAGAGCTTCAAGAATGGCTTTGCTCTCTCAATAAGTTAAACGAATTTCATTTAAATAGAGCGTTAAACGCCGGCGTTTATGTGTCTGCAAAAATTCGAAAAGAATATTTATGCAGCGAATGCCAAGGCCGTTTTATTTTGAAAGGAAATTCAATGCAAGCAAAATTCGAGAATTGCGGCGGCGGCGTTTATCGCGTCGGAGTTATGAAATGAGCCTATACGACCGCGCAATAGCGCAACTAAAATCACTTGAGCCTGTATTTGGGTTTGATCCGTCAGTGGTTGAGCAGAAATCAGCTGATTGGCACGTCTTGAAGCTGGGCGTTTTGTCTGCCAGCAACGCAGATAAGATTGTTGCAAAGCGCGACTCAGAAGGTCGGCAAAGCTACATGGCAAGTTTAATCAGCCAGATTTGCTCATGCACTCTGCCAGATGAATTACCATTCAAACAGCTTGAGCATGGCAACCTATACGAGCCGGCGGCGCGAGATGCGCTCTCGGTAGCGCTAGGATTCGTTGAAATCAAAGAGTTGCCATTCATGTATATGGATGACTCTCTGCGCGTTGGCGTGTCTCCTGATGGCGTTTTCGGCAATTCAATTGTGGAAATCAAAGCGCCATTCAACGGCGAAAACTACATCAAGTTTGCGGCGTTTGGCGGCAACAAGAAGTCATGGAAATGGCAGGCGCAGTTTCAGCTATTCGCAACTCAGGCAGATGAGCATATTTTCTGCCAGTACGACCCGCGCATGGTGCTTTGCAATAACTTGCATTACTCAGTAACTGAAAAGTCAGATGCTGACCAAGCAACTTTGCGTGATGCAGTTCCACAATTCATCGAAGATATGGACGCTGCGCTTGACTCACTAGGCGTTAAGTTCGGCGACCATTGGATCCATCTTAAAAGCTTGCGAGGGTAATTTTCTGTGGTATGATTTAACTATCAGCTAGGCGTAGGAACCGAATTGATTGCAGGACAAAATCCGAAGTACAGGTAGCACGATTTTGAACCCGCGATAGGTGACTTGCTACAGTCCATTCCTAACTATCGCGGGTTTAATTTTATGGTGGCTTTATGATTGGCAATAAATACAAAAGGTTGGTTTGTGGCGTTGGCGTTAATGATGCTAATTACAACGTCAAAACAACCGAAGTGGTTAACGGCAGACATGTAATAGTTAATCATTGCGAAATATACCACCTATGGAAAAGGATGATAGCAAGGTGCCACTCAAAGAAATTCAAAGAGAAACGGCCAACATATGCAGAATGCAAGATATGCGATGAGTGGTTATTTTTTAGTAATTTTAAACGGTGGGCTGAAAAGCTTGATTATTCCGGAAAGCATCTAGATAAAGACATAATAAATAAAGGAAACCTTATTTACTCACCAGATAATTGTGCGTTCGTAACTCAGCTAACTAATTCTTTTGTGGTTGATTGCGGTGCCGCTAGAGGTAAATACAAAATTGGTGTTTATTTAAATAAAAAAGCGAATCGACTAGTGGCCGCATGCAGAAATCCATTTACAAAGAAAAAGGAGGCTCTTGGTTATTTTGATTGCGAGATGGAAGCGCACCTAGCATGGAAAAAGCGTAAACATGAATTAGCCTGCCAGTTGGCAGATATGCAAACCGATGAAAGGGTGGCTAACGCCCTTCGCACAAGATACTTATAGAGAGGCAATTAATGAACTTACTGAACATAGCTGGCAACGTAGGAAAAGACTCTGAACTTCGCCAGGTTAACACACAAAGCGGCCCGCAATCAGTCCTGAGCTTTCCTGTAGCGGTTAAATCAAGCAAAAAAGGTCAGGACGGCAAATATCTGTCTACTTGGTTTGATTGCACGTTATGGGGAAAGCAGGCTGAGGCATTAGCTCAATACATCAAGAAAGGCTCAGCGGTTGCCGTAGCTGGAGAAGTCGAGCTTGAGCAGTACACAGTTAAAGATGGCAGTGCAGGCGCTAAGATGAAATTGAATGCGCAGAAGGTTACTTTGCTTGGCGGCAATCAGCAATCAACACCTCAGCAACAACCAGCACAACCAGCCAGACAAGCTCCGCCGCAGGGTTATCAGCCTCAGTATGGCAATCAACCAACTGGCGCAACAGGTAATGTTCCGCACCAGAATCGCGGGCCAATGGAACCGCCGATTGATTTCGACGACGACTTGCCTTTTTGACAACAACCAGCGCCCTCGCGGCGCTACTTAATGGGGGAGATATGACTAAGCACATAGTTTGCTATTCAGGTGGGCACAGCTCAGCAAGAGTTGCGATAGCGGTCGCCAATCGTTACGGTGCAGAGAATACTATTTTATTAAACCACGACATTAATGCATGGGTTGAAAGCTCAGATATTAAACGCTTTAAGGCGCAGGTTTCTAACTATATCGGCGTTCCGATTACATATGCCAACATCAAAGGATTGCCAGCTGATGAATTGCCAGATCAATTCGATGTAGTTGTTGAGGCTGCAGCGTTTAAAGTTGGCTCTGGCACTGAGCTTTGCACAAGCCGGTTAAAAACAGAACCGTTTATGAAATGGCTGAAAGAGAACGTGCCGGATAAAAACTGTGTGATTTACTACGGATTCGACAAAGAAGAACCGGAGCGAATCCAGAGGCGCTCCGGAATTCTTGGGGCGCAAGGCTATAAAACAGATTATCCGGTCGCTTTGTGGGCTGATGGTGTTCTTGAGTCTACTAAAGAAATCGGCATTGAGCCGCCAATGCAGTATGAAAGTTTTAAACATGCTAACTGCATCGGGTGCCTGAAGGCTGGCAAGCAACATTGGTACGTCGTTTACTGCCAGCGGCCAGATGTTTACGAAAAAGCCATTTGGGCAGAAGATGAAATTGGTTATTCGATACTGAAAGAGTCAACTCTTGAAGAATTAAAGCCTGTGTTTGAGGATATGAAGCGATTAGGAATCCCGGCAACAGAGCATATTCAGCCAAATTTCTTTTGGTCTGGCGTTCGTCGCGCTGGCATTGATACATCAACTGAGCAAGCCAGAAAGCCTTGTGAGTGTTTGTTTTAACAACAACCAGCGCCCTCGTTGCGCTGCTCATCCGACCAGCAAAATAAAATTTGACATGTTGTGGTAGTGGTATACCATTACCACATAACAACTGGAGGATGAAATGAAGCATAAAGAAATCGCAGAATACTTTGGATTAAGCTCTGAGACTGTCAGAAGGTGGTCGCCAGAAAAACGCCGCAAAGCAATCGTAGTTATGCAATCCGGCGCCGAGCCTGAAATC